TTATTAGTTAGCATTCGCATCAAAGCTCCTGATCTAGTATTTTTTCCCACTAGAGGCATATAACTTAACGCTTTAACTAACCAATTACCTGAGTCATCCTCTTCTTCTGCTGTTTGCCATTGATTACCAAATTCCCATCCATGTGGTTGTACAAGAGATGGATCCATAATTCCTTGACTTCCTCTTGGACTATATAAAAAATCAGGATCCGCTGTAGTTCCTTTCATACTCTCCATTAAGGCAATTCTTTCCTGCTCTGTAGCTATTGATCCTTCAGCAGGGCTACCCAAAATAAATTCAAGAATTTTAGATGTTATTCCTTTTGTTGGGACTTCACCCGATCCTAATAGTGTATCGGCTGCTGTGCCTATATCTCCTTTAAGTCTATCAATGTCAGCTTGTATTTGAGCTATTTTTTCTTCTTTTTCAGGTGTATCTTTTTGTTCTTCCCAAAAGTTTAATTCCGCCTTCTTATTAGCTAAATTCCGTTCTACTACTGAAGTTTTTTTTGATCCTTCAGCAAAAGGAATTCTTCCCCCTAAAGCTTTATGGATTCCACTACCATAAGTATCGGTCCAGTCACGAGCAATCTCTGGCTCGTTGGCCCATAAGTATCGTCTTTGTTTTTCTGATTTAAAAGGCATTACCTTCTTCCTCCAGCTTGAACATCTAACCTAAAAGTTCCTAGTTTCCAATCTTGATTAACAGCCGTATTTTCAACTTTCAAAGCCACTGATCTTGCACGAGCCCTTGTATCCTGTTTCGTGGTACTAGATGTAATATCAAAAGGACCAAGAGTTGAACTAACCTGACTTTGATTCGGATAGTCTCTTAAGTATAATGTTATACGGGTTGTTCCGGTCTGCGTCAAGAAGTCAGGGATAAATCTTCTGATTGACATGAAGTATTCACCATCTCCTCTAAACGTTACCCCTTGTTTTTGATCTTGAGTAATATCAAAATCTCCAGATTCTATATTAGAAGTAATAGCAGTAACTGCTCCACCTTTAACTTGATTATTACCAGTTTCGTGTTCATAGTAAGTTGAAATCCCTTCTGTATTACCACCCACAAAAGTGCTTTCAGTTGAGGCTTGAGTGCCATCAATATTATAATGAGTAGCATGAGGCTTACCAAAGACAGCTGAGTCTGCCCACGTTGTTCTATTTAAAGAACCTGTCGTCCAAATTCCTCGTTGGGATGATGAATCAATATAGTTATAACAAACCATTCGATTAACTACATCCGATCCTTCTGTACAATAAAACCATATGATCTCTCCAAACAAATTATTTAATCCACAATAAACTAATTGATTAGAAGTTGTATTAATATCATCATAAACATAGTCCTCGACTAAACAATCCATTGATTCTAATTTACCAGAATATCTAAAGAAACCATTCTCAGACATCCAATATGCAGCACCATCTACTTCTACGGAAGCATTCATTCCTATTAATCCGCAGTTGGTACCTACTTGGTCAAAAGCAAATGTAAAAGGTGCACCTACAAAACGCATAGTGAATAAAGAAGTATCGGTCCAAATGTAAAGGGCATCACGACCTCTTAAAGCTCCAATGATTTTAGAACCATCGGCAAGTCTTTGTGTACCTGCGGTATTCGTTGCGGTTGGTGTGTAAGTATTAATATCCTCTTGAGAAGAGAATCGAATAAACATGTTATCTTGAGTTGTTGTATCTCCAATAGTAGTTTCAGTTCCGAAGAACACTAAGTGACGATCGGGTGTGGAAACTAGTACATCTCTTGAAGCAGTCGGTGCTCCACTAATAGCTGTTGCTCGAACAGCTGTAGCATTTGAAGTTGCGGAATCCCATTCGAAGCAGCTTCCGTTTACAATTAAAGCAATTAATTTAGTTCCATAGTTATCTAGGCTCCATAAGCCTGGTGAAATTACAAAGTCTCCAGAAGCTGCTGAACCCCAACCTACATAATCAGTCGTGTTGGTTACGGTTGCTCCATCTGAGTGAGCTGCCCGAGTGGTGTTTCTAACGGCTCTGGTAATACCAGTTAAATCATTTCCTGAAACTCCAGTATATGAAATTTCTTCGGTCCCTACTTGAATATAAGATGTTCCTGAAGATGGGAATCCTGTAGCATCTGCTAGGGTAATTGAAGTTCCTGATCCTCCAGTCCCATATACATTATCTCCTAAAGCTCCATCTAAAGTTGTTGTAAGTTCCCCAGATACAGTTCCTCCATATTGACCAATTCCAAAACCATACCCTCCTAATTGTTGAGCAGGTCCTACATGATAATATCTATAATAAGTAATGCCACCAGAAGTACTTGCTCCTGATCCTGTTTCATTACTTGGCATTTCAATCGTGAGAGTAGTCGTAGTAGGAACGGTAGTTACCATAAATCTTTTATCACAAAAATCTGAAGCTCCAAAATTAGAATCTGTTATAGCAGTAAAGGTACTGGTGCCCCCAAATAAAATAATATCTCCCACTACAAAACCATGAGCTCCACTAAAAGTAAGAGTCACTGTTGCATCTCCATTAGTAGTACTAAAGGCATTGGTAATAGCAGTACCTGAGGGATTAACTAAAGGATGAATATCGTAAAACACACCACCAGAATAGACATAAAGAATTCTATTTGTTCCAAGGGCCGCGTATTTAATTCCGGTATTGTCAACAAAATGGTGCAACGCTCTAACAGGTCCGGTTAAATAATCGTCCCCTAATTGAGCCCATCCACCAATTTTTTCAGGGGTGGAATATCTAAAACGTACATTATCCCCTGCAATCCACTGTCCTTCAGCAGTTGTGGGTGTAACTTGTTTATTGAAACCAGGTAAAAAGCCTATCTTTTGTAGCATAAAAATCTCTTTGATTATAATTATACTAGAATGATGTGAATATCAATATGATTGTAAGTAGGCGCAGAAGACCTTTGTGGTGGAAAGAACCCCCCACGCCAGTCTTAAATATACCTTATTTCTTCTTAGAAGGCAACTGGAAATTCTTAAACCAGGCTGGTAATCCTAGCAAAGGACGGGAATCATATTTGTTAGCTTTAGCTTCTTTATTTTTTATATTATTATAATGAAGAAATACCTGACAATAATTTTCCCCTGTGTAAGCTTCTCTCCAATGTTCCAATTCACAACCTTGATAAATAACCATGTCTCCAGGTTCCATTTCCACCGGAACTCCAGCCTGTCCGGTCTTACCGGTAGGGTCCACATAGAGAGGCCACTTGCTATCGCCACCTAAATGCAGGGTCGTAGAAACCTCACAAGAATAACGATCTTTATGACGTTTTAAAATATCTCCTTTCTTATAAATTCGTGCATAAGAATAAGTTTCATTAAGTTTTAATCCTGTTTCTTTTTCAACTTTCTCTTTTAATCCTTCAAGAAGAGTTTCCATTACCAAATCTGCATAGTGAGAATAAGTGTTAGGGATTTGTTCATCAGTCCACACTCCCCATTCTTCTGCGTAGGGAGATATCCATCGTGTATCAAAAAAGAACCGTGTTACATTTCTTTTATTTTGAAAATAACGATAAATGAAAGAGGCTAGCTCTTTATTAATAGCTCCTTTAATAATTTTATAAGGGGCATTGTCTTTAAACTTTGGTCTTTTTGGCATTCATTAACTCCTTTTTCTTTTCTTGAATTAAAACTTCCACAAAATCATTGGGAAGCTTTTTAGGGTGTTGTCCTAAAACTGTTTTTATATAAGCATTCTGTGTTGTGTTTGGTAAATGCACTATCTTACTTTTTGTTTTCATTTTTTTGTCTCTGCCCCCACGCAGGTTTATATGGAATACCTAATACACTATTAGGTATAGCTTGTATATTAAAATGGATAAAACGGAAAGGTTCATACCCACTATCAACGGAATACATGTGTGGCATAAAAGAATTAAAAAAAATTAAACGTCCTGGTTTAACTTGATAGTTAACTTGGTGAGAAGCCTGAGTTATTTTAGATGGATCTTTTTGAGGAAGTAAATTCATCATACGACCATTTCGAGGATCTTCGAAGACAGGTAGAGATGTTTTTTCACTGGCTTTAAGAAAAAAGAATCCGGAGATATGCCCATTCCAATGGGTGTGCAAAGTATGATGACCTCCTCCATTTTTAGAAAACTCTTGAACCCATAATTCGGTAACGAATATAGAATAATTAGTCAAATCAAACCCTTGACCATCTAAAAGATTCCATGCTGTCGACCCAATATAATCTTGTATTATTTTAAACTTAGGGTCTCCTATTAAGGTTGTTGAATGATGTACCCATGGGTGTTCTCCCTTATTGCCAAATTTTTTATTTCTTTTTTTAATTTCATCTAAATTATTTAAACGAGCATGTTTAATATAAGAATCAGAAGCAGTGTTGAATTCTTTCACCCATTCAGGTTTATCTATCCAATAAATAGGGGAAATAAAATAATGCTCTTCTCTCATTGGTTCTGGTTGAGGTCTTCCATCGGAAGCTTTACACATTTCATCTAATATTTTTTTCTTTTTCTTTTTCATTTAAAGGGCCATCCTAAATGCCAATTAACTAAACTATAACGTTGTCCTGATTTAACAGGTTTAACTCGGTGCCAAACAAAAGAAGGAAAAACTACCATGTCTCCTTTGCCAGTTACCTCTTGACATATTCTGGTATTTCTTTTTTTATCAGGATCTAAGTTTCTAAAATCAAATTCTAATTCTCCACCTTTAAAATCTTTGGGATCAGAAAGTAATACAACTGAAGAAAGTTTTCTTATTTTTCCATGACTAGGAGTATTAGGTTGATTATATGTATGCTCCCAACTATCACAATGCCAATCATAATGTTGACCTTTTCTATAATAAGTAAATTGACAGGACTCTGAAAAGTCCCATTGAAAATTCCACCCTGCGTTTTGATTAGCTACTCGTAAAAGAGGGTGAGTTTCTTTATATAACCAGTTCTCTGATATCCAAACGACATCTGAATTTCTTTTCTTTTTTAAGTCTTTAGTTTGAGACTTACTAAGTCTTTTAGGATCCCCATACCCACCGGTCACTGCCATTTGTTCTTTAAGAGACAAACCATATCTTTTAATATGATCACAAATCCTCTCCGGGATTGCTTTTTTAAAAAACCAATAATGATTATGTAGATTCATCTTTCTCTTTCTTTATATCATATTAACTTTTTAAGTCAATTTGATCTATATCAATTATGTTAAAGTTAAACAGCCTGATACTGTAAATCTAGCTACTTTACATCCTCCTGGAGTAGTGCTCACTGTGTTTGTACATGGCGTTACTATAAATCCTCTTGCTGATGGGGCACGAACAATAACCACCCCTGAACCACCATCACCTCCCGGTGAATCGGATGATGGACTAATGGGTCCGAATGCAGGATTCTCTGTTCCTCCACCACCGCCACCACCAGTATTAGCTGAACCATTCTGAGTAGGAAGAGCGGGAATTGTTTGTGCAGATCCTACACCTCCGCCACCATTTCCACCAGGAACAATAGCTGTCATAGGATATTTTCCTCCACCACCTCCACCTGCGTAAAACACAGGAGAGCCAGTAATACAATTTTCTTTACCTACACCACCTGGTCCACCAGCTGGGCCGGGACCAGCGTTTCCACCAGCAGCTCCAGCACCACCACCTCCAGATGAAGCTTGACAGTTAGGATTTGATCCACCAGGATTTCCTTGAGGACCTCCTAATGGGGCAGGAACTGCCGGATCATTTCCAGAACCAGCACCACCACTTTGTCTTGGTTGTCCACCACCTGATCCTCCGGGACCACCACCATCACCAGCGGGGCCACCACCTTGTCCTTTACCTCCATATCCACCACCTGTGGATGTTAAACAAAATACACTTGAATCTGAACCTTTGGCACCATGACCAGTAGCACCGGGTGGACTTTGCACTCCACCAGCGCCTCCAGCGCCTATTACGACACTATAGGTATTATAACTTGAAATAGGAGTACCTGAAGCTGCGGGAACTCCGTAAGAAGTTCTGTATCCTCCAGCTCCGCCACCAGCACCTCCACCGCAACCCGCTCCACCGCCACCACCTCCGGCAACGATTAGCCAATCAACGGTTGCTGTAGCTTCTGCTTGAACCCAAGTGCCTGCAACTCTTTTTGAATATTGTGCTTGTTGAGGCCACATACCTGAGGCCATATTTAATTCTTTTGTAAGTAAAACTCCTGAGCCACCTGCTCCAGCATCATTTCCACCTGGAGGAGAACTTCCTCCGCCACCACCACCGGTATTAGCAACTCCATCTTTTCCATCTGAAATAGCTCCACACACAGGGGATCCTGAAGCAACGCCACCATCGCCTCCACCACCAGTTCCGCCTACTGCTATTTGACCTGGAGGAGCTCCACCTGGAGTTCCAGGTTTTCCTGCGCCACCACCGCCTCCGCCTGCAAATACTCCGCACGCTGTATTTCCTTTACCTGGGGTATTAGCTGCATAAAAAGGTTGAGGGGCTGTTCCAAAAAAAGGGGCTAAACTTCTACCTGCACCGCCAGCGCCACCATGAGAATTAGGAGCGCATGCATTTGTGCCTACAGCTCCAGCTCCACCACCGCCTCCGCCTTGTTCACCTGAAGCGTTAGCACCATTACCTCCATCATACCCTTGTACAGGAGTTAAAGGAGGAGTATTTCCACAGAATCCACATTGAGGAGGAGTTTTTCTTCCTCCGCCGCCTGAACCACCGGGTCCACATGTTCCGGGAAATCCACCAGCTCCACCACCAGTTACTGTTACACCAAATGCTACGCTAGGATTTCCTCTTACTGAAACAGGAGCTGGATAATCTCCAGCACCACCTGCTCCAATAGTAATAGGATAACCTGTTGCTCCGCATACTGATGCGCATTCAGTAGTATAAACTCCACCACCACCTCCGCCACCTCCACCATCAGAATCTCCACCTCCACCACCAGCTATGATAGTGTAAGTAAGAACAGATGTTCCGGGTTGTGTTGTGAATGTTCCTGTGGCTGTAGTCTTGGTAACTTTATTTTTACCGAAAGAAGTCTTATTGACTTTTCCGATTAAACCACCTTGTGCACGACCTGTTTTGGCCATTTGAGTCTCCTTATGCGGACACCCAAGCTAAACCTGATGCGTCCCAGTTCCAATTTGATTTGTCTGATTTTTTAATACCGGTCCACTGTTGTCCAGCTTCATCCCAAGAAAGTGTATAATCTGATTGATCTCCTGCAGGATATGTAACCGGTGCTTCCCAATCATCATTAGCATTCAATGACCATGAAGCATAGGGTTGTGCTCCTAAAAATTTATTTTTACCTGAATCATATATCATGCCGATTCCTGCATATTGTTTTCTAAAATTACTATTGTAAGAAGTTTGTTTCCAAATTCCACCATTAAAAAATGTAGAGCACCAGTTTTCTCCACTAACGTGTTCATCAGCTTGTACATGAGCATTGTCAACAACAATTACTCTTTTTACAACTAAAAGAGTATCAGCGGTAAAACCTGTCGGATCTACTTTAGATTCTAATTCTGCAAAATGTGCCATTTTTTTGATCTCCTTCTCTATTTATATAAAAAATTTATACATTTGTAAACTACAAAGTCAAGGTTCCTGATACCGTAAATCTAGCTACAGTGCAAGACCCTGTTGTACTTACTGTATTAGTACCCGGGGCTACTGCAAAACCTGCAGGTTTACATGCGGTAGCTATCCTAAATATAGCAACTCCAGAAGACCCATCACCTGCTTTATACTCAGAACCCGACGTTTGACTGGCACCTCCACCACCAGAACCTGTCGATGCAACTCCATTGGTTGCTTGACAACTCGTAGGACTGGCGTGTCCTTTACTACCACGACCACCTACACATGATCCTCCAGGTCCACCAGGTCCACCACCACTTCCAGCTGATCCACCACCTCCGCCAGCGTACCATACAGGACTTCCTGTTATACAGCTTTCTAATCCAACTCCACCAGGACCACCAGCATCTGGAGCACTAGAAGATCCATCACCACCAGCACCACCACGGCCACCTCCACCACCTCCTGATTCAGGGTTAGGGCC